TAATTTAAGAGAGGTAGCTGATAGGCTAGAAGAACAGAATAATTTAATAGAAAATAAAAAAGATGGATAAATTTTGGGAAAATATGTTTGTAGGATTGTTATTTTTAACATTTGCTACAGCAGTAGGGTTAGGTATTAAATCCTTAACATCTGAACATCAAATTCAAAGGTATTATTTAGAATCTTATTCTCTTCCTAATAATGGAGGACATGAATTAAGAATTATAAGTGATAGAGAATGGTGGGTAGATGGAGAAATAGTACTAGATAGAAATGTTACGTATAACGAAGCAATTTTATTAGTAGAAGAAATGAATCAAAAATTAGATAGATAATGAATAGAAGAGAAGAACTTATAAGAAAAGGGCTTAATAATTGGGCTAAAAAAGATTTTATAGGTATTCTCAAATATGCAACAGGTGTTGGAAAAACCTACGCACTTATATTAGGGGTAGAATATACTATGAAATGTAACCCTAAGGGTAAAATACTAATAGTAGCACCTACTAATTTAATTTTAGAAGGTATTAAATCAGAATTTAAGAAATTCAAGAAGGGTAAACTGATAAAGCATTGTGAATTTATATGTTATGCTAGTTTACCAAGTGCTAAAGGGCACTATGACTTAGTAGTATTTGATGAGATTCATCATTTAGTAACGGAAAAGAAGCTAGAATTCTTTAATAACTGTACTTATGACAAACTATTAGGACTAACTGCATCATTAACTGATGAACAGGTAGTTGATTTAGCTAGTTATTGTACTATTGTGGATAAATTATCATTAGATGATGTGGGAGATGAAGGTTTTATTGCAAATTTCACAGTTATAAACTTCCCAGTGGAGTTTACTAAGTCTGAAAGAGATATGTATGATGAGCACACAAAGAAAAAAGAGTGGACATACCAGACTTATGGTACACAAGCTTGGACAGCAATTGGTGCAAGGTCAAACTTAATCTATAATGCCAAGGCTAAACTTAACATAGTTAAGTCTTTGGTAGAATTATTTCCTGAAGAGTATGGAATCATATTCTCATTAAAGAATGAGTATGCTCAAAAGGTAGCTGACAACATAGGCACTAACTGTACTTGTATTACAAGTAAAGATAAGGCTAAAAGTCAAACTGCAAAGTTGAAATCATTCCTAGATGGCAGACGTAAAGTAAACATCATATCAGCAGTAAAAATGTTTGATGAAGGTGTAACTCTACCTAAGTTGTCATTTGGAGTTGCTTTAGCAAGGTACTCTAAAGAGAGACAGTCTATACAGACCATAGGGAGACTTCTAAGAGCAGATATGGAAGGAAAGCATTCTATATTAATTAGAGTATACGTTAAGGATACTGTAGAGGTTAAATGGGTAAGAGAAAGTCAGAAGAATTTTAATGTTAAAAACGTAAATAGTTATGAGGAACTTAGAGACACAATTGAAGAAGCCAGAAGTGGCATTAAACGAGATAGGACTGAAGTTAAGGTTAGTCAGCCTAGAGTACCCAGACCTAAATACGGCAGCAGACCTAGCTGATAAGATAACAGAGGAATTTGATGTATTATGTAAAGAATCTACAGTAGAAGATTACTGGAGATTACATACTTATCATGGTGACATTGAGAAGCAAAATAGGGAGGTGAAGTATGGAGTTAGTTATTGATTTAAATTTATTAGAAAGTAATAACTTATCTCCAGATTTATATGCATTTTTAATGTGTGTACATCTGCAATCACCCTATAACTTAGCAAGTGCTGAGATGCAGAATGATTTTGCTAAACATTTAGAACATGAGGGATGGTGTAAGATTACTGAAGAAGGTATAGTATTAAGGCAGAAATTTCTTAAACTAGTCAATGTCAGTGATGTTTCACCTGATAACGTGGAATCCTGGATAGGAGAATGGAGGGAGTTATTCCCTAAAGGAGTTAAATCTGGAGGAAGACCTGTAAGAGGAGATAAACAAGGAGTACTTAAGAAGATGAGAGGATTTTGTAAGAAACATCCTCAATTCAAGAAGAAGGACATCTTTATAGCAACGCAACTGTATGTGTTTGAGAAAAGTAGAGATAGATATAATTACATGCAATGTGCAGATTATTTTATTGATAAGAATAATACATCATTGTTAGCATCATTTATAGAAGATATAGATGGTAAAGAGACACCATTAGAATTTATTAACAAAGGAGGGGATAGTTCCTTCCATAAAGAAGTATAGATGGAAAAGAGAAAAACAAATAATATTACTAATACTGTAATTAGAAATCACAAAAGGATTACTAAGATACATGAGTTAATGTCCTCAGGAGTAAATCAAATTTCAGATATGAAAGGAGAAGTTGGAGGTTCAGCATACTTGTATACTGTATTAACTAGTAAAAATGTACTGATTAAAGGTACAACTAGAAAAGAAGGATATACTTGGAATGAGAAGATACCAGTTACAGAGCTATTAGCTAAGACAGTATCAGATGAGATACGTAAAAAGCATATTAACAAGCTGGAAGTTAGACAACTAAAGAATAGTAAAGTAGGCAGAAAAGAGTTTTCTGTATTATGGGGATTAATTAAATTTAACTACTAATGGCAAATAAATTAAACAAAGCAGAAATCAATGCTTTAGGTAGTAGATTACAGGCAATGATACGAGATAAAAGGGAACTAGCTCAATCAGAGAGTTATAACACTTTTTTAGCTATATTTCATTCTAGAAAAGATGGTAAATTACTAAAAAAGGCTAAGTTAAATTTTCCTAATTTATCTATTGCTGTAGAAGAACGTAAAGCACTTGAGGAATTAGGATTTCAAAAGGACTATTCTAATGTACCTTTAGTACCTATTATTGTAGATATCACTTTACTTAATACCCAGAAACTAGGATTAGAAGCTATTACACCGCATATGTGTGAGAAGCATAATTTAGAAGTATGAGTATATTTGAAAGAGCATTAGGTCAAATAGATAGAGGAAGAAGAGGAGATAATGTAGGAATACCTATCCCTTTTCAGAGACTTAAAGAGTTCTTACCTAACATACAACAGTCTACCTATTATTTAATAGGTGCTGGAACTAAGGTAGGTAAGACATCTTTGGCTGATGACATCTTTTTTTATGGAGCATATGACCATTACAAAAACTTACAAGCACAAGATGCTTTGGATGGATTTGAATTGGATATAGATTACTTTTCTTATGAGATAGATAGTCAAACTAAGATTATCAAAGGTATTGGTAGGAAACTATGGCATGAGTACGGTATCATTGCAGATGCAAATACTATACTATCCAGAGGGGAAAACCAATGTAGTGATGAGATTTATAATTTAGTTAAAGGGTATAGAGAGTATTTTGATGAGATGCAAGATATTGTAACTATACATGATATGCCTGATAATCCTACGGGAATATATAAGTATATCAATACTAAAGCTGCACAACATGGTACTATACATAAAAAGAATATCAATAAAGACCCAACTGGACCACCAGTAATGAGGTTTGACAGGTATGATATCAATAACCCTAAACGGTATTGGTTAGGTATGGTAGACCATATTGCATTAGCAATGGAGGAAAGGAACTTCAATACTAAGCAGACTATAGATAAATTATCTCAGTATATGGTAGGATTCCGTAATAATTATGGAATGAGTCCTGTTATTATACAACAGTTAGCTTTTGATAGTGAATCTGATGAGAGGCATAAGTCAGGTAGGTTAACTCCTACTTTGAAGGATTTTGGTGATAGTTAGTATACTACTAGGGATGCTAATGTTATAATGACATTATTTAGCCCTTATAGATATCAACTAGACCAATTTCAAGGCTATAATGTGTCTCAATTGGGAAATAGCTATAGAAATCTAGAAATTTTAGAGAATAGAGATGGAGAACCTAATGTAAATTTAGGATTAAACTTCATTGGACCTTGTGGTACTTTCAGAGAACTACCAAGGTCTAGTCAGATGACAGAGAACTCAAATGGGTACGCTGCAAGTTTGGCTAATAGTCTTTCTAAATATTATAAGAATGGCTCTGGTGTATGGACACTAAGAGTATAAGCCTAAGGGGGTTACGGAGATTGTCTTGGAGAAGACTACTCAAGGTAAATGTTTGTCTAAACTATAGAAAACAACCAATCTGTAATCCCCACCTTGGGTTAATAAGTAATTAAATAAATAAGTATATGGGAAGTGGAGAAGTGATTTTACCTACGGGTAAAAATGAGGTGACAAGAGAAAACCCCAGAGTGATGGTTATATATGGACCACCTAAAATCGGGAAGACTACATTATTAAGTTTACTACCTAACAATCTAATTTTAGATTTAGAGGAAGGTACTGAATATGTAGAGACTATATCTATGAATATTATTGGATGGGCTCCACCTGTAGGTGAGAAGACAACAGTAAGAGATGCTAGATATGTAAATTTAGAATACTACATGTTAGAAGCAGGTGCTTCTATTATGAAAGGAGGTAAACCATATGATTTTATTTCTGTAGATACTGTAACAGTATTAGAAGAAATGGTGATTCCATTTGCAGGAGAAATGTATAAAGCATCTCCAATGGGAGCTAATTATGATGGAAGTGATGTCAGAACATTACCAAGAGGAGCAGGTTACTACTACTTAAGAGAAGCTTTTAAAGAAGCGGTTAATAAAATTAAGAAGTTAGCAGATAACATAATCTTGGTAGGACACTTAAAAGATACGTTTGCTGATAAGAAAGGTAAAGAAGTAATGGTTAAGGATTTAGATTTAACTGGTAAGATTAGAATGTTAACTTGTGCTGGAGCAGATGCCATTGGGTATATGCATAGAGGACCTGATTCTGAAGTACTAGTGAATTTTAAAAGTTCTGATGATGTACTATGTGGGTCACGATGCCCACACCTTAGAGGTAAAGAAATCAAGTTAGCAGAATGGGATGCAGAAAAAGAGGAATTAATTAATGTAAGTTGGGAATTAATATACCCATCTTTAAAAAAGTAAACAATGGAAGAAAATGAAGTAGAGAGAACTGGTCCAGTAGAGATTAGTTTATTAGGAATCCTAGCGGATTTAGAAAACGGTATCACTAGAAAAGATGGTGATAAAGGTTACTGTATTGAAAGAGGAAGTATTCAATCTAAATATGGATTAACTAAGTCAGATGTTACTGAGTTATTTAAACATCCAGCTTTAGTAGGGAAAAAAGTAAAAATTCCTAAAGTAATGTCATTTATCATTAAGGATGATATTGGATACGGAACTCCAAGTGTAGCTGCTCAAACAAGAATGGCAGCAACTAATGGTGGGTCTGTTGAAGGTCAACTAGATAAAACAGAAGAATTAGTTAAAGAAGAAACAAGTGAAGTTAGTATTGAGGCTACTAATGATTCACCAATAGAGGAACCACAAGTAGATGGTTCATTTTAATAATAAATAAAAAAGTAAAATTATGAGTTACGGTTCAAGAACAGACAGTGAGGGGAAGGCAATTAGTGCCAATGGTACAATGCCAATCACAAGAAGATAGGGGGTCTTCTGCATCTGCCCTTCCCGTATCTTATAGCCGAGTTTCTCGTTCCTGAAATCCCTCTCCACACGGACACCGGCATCGACGAGCTCTTTG